GTCCTAATTTTCCTCTTCATCGTGATTCTCATCATGGTGTTGAATCGTGAATACCGAGAATCGGCGTTCGCGAGATCGTGGCTTGAAAGCCAGCGATCTGGAAACCACACTTCGTCTGTGCCAGACGTTATTGGAAGAGATCGGAACTCCGAGAGCGCTGTCGATCTCACTACTGGTGAAGTACCATGAGTGGGATCAAGTTGCTATCGGGCTTCCTTTGGAGCCTCTGGACTACCTTACAGCCAAGGATTATTTCTTGGCTTGTCAAGCGTCTAAGCTCCTGGCGAAAGCCGACTTCCTTCCGACGACGTTTAAGCGGAAAGACGAAGCGCTCGTGAGGTTCGAGAGCGCGGAGACTCTCTGTCGAGAGACAAATCGAAGGTGGCGCTCCATTTACTGCGACGGGCGGGTTCTTCCCGATCCTGACGTTGATCGCATCGTTTCGATGGCGAGACGTAAAATTGCAGTAATATTAGGGCGCTTTCCTGAAGATCGTCTTCTTGACAGTTGTAGGTGGGGCCCGGGTGCGACAACTAGCATCCGTAACCCCCGTACCTCCGTGTACGATAAGTACCTTGAACCCGTTACGGGTTCAGGCCTCTGCTTCACTCGATTTGGTCCACTTCTGGACCAGGTAACGCTGTGGGCTGACTTTAACAGAGGTCGGCCCCGATGCGTGAGTGACGGCAATAAGGTCGTTTTCGTTCCCAAAGACGCAAAGACCGAAAGGTCTATTGCAGCCGAACCATCAGTTGACTCTTTTATTCAACTTGGAATCGGACGGCTTATGAGGAATCGACTTCGACGCTTTGGCGTCGACTTAGATTCTCAAGAGCTTAACCGAGACCTTGCTCGCTACGGCTCCCTCACGGGAAAAGTGGCGACAGTCGATCTTAGTATGGCGTCAGACACCGTTTCCAAAGCGGTGGTTGACTACCTTATACCTGACGACTGGTTAGAGCCAATGAAGTGTTGTCGGAGCGCCTCCTGGCGACGGGGCGGGGACAGAGGGTATTACCATAAGTTCTCCAGTATGGGGAACGGTTACACCTTCGAAATGGAGACTCTTATTTTCTACGCTATAGCTCTTGCTGTAGCGGAGGATGTAGGAACTCCACCTTGGGAAGTAAGCACATTTGGCGACGATATTACTATCGGCGTCGAGTGTTTGCCCCTTCTTTCCAAGTCCCTAGTCTTCTGCGGTTTCAAAGTGAATGAAGACAAGACCTTCGGGTCTGGCCCATTCCGAGAATCCTGCGGAAAAGACTATTTCTTTGGTACGAACGTGAGACCCTACTTCGTGAGGTCTCTTCTACGTTGCACTCGTGATGTCGCAAAGTTCCACAACGGGATTTTGCGCGGTCTAGTCAAGTTCACCAAAACGGCCGCTTATGCGGTCCGACAGGTGAATCCCAGTGAGAGGCTTTTCGGGCCTGTCACTCTTGGCGACACCGTTTTCAACTCGGACTCTCCCAGGGGCTGGTATCAACCAGCCTCAAAGAGGTATCCGATGTTTGAAGGGTACATCGTGAGGCATTGGGTCTTTAAACCCGAGAAAAGCGAAGTCCAATTTCTTGAGCCGGCGATTCTCCAATCGCTGCACATGAAAGAGGAAGCGCCAACTCGTGGCCAGACGACCCACCGCGGGCGTGGAACCTGGGTAACCAGGGCGGTTCTGGTCCCTTCTTGGGGGGATCAGAGCAGCTAAGGCTATAAGCCAAGGCTTTTCCCTTTAAGGGTGGTGGTCTTTTGACCTAAAAGTGG